GGCCGACCTTTGAAGCGGAAACCAAAACAGAAGAAGCCAGCGAAGGGTCGGCCAAATAAACCGTGTCGCCAAAATCATCCATTATAAAGGCTGTATTTCCGCTCGGCCATTCAAAGCGCAAAAAACTATTGGTTGGCAGGGTTGCGTCGGTGTTGGTTGGTATATCTCCGTCGCCGCTATAAATGCCGTTGCCGTCCGTCCCGGTATTGTCGGAAGCTGGCCTCCAGTTAGTGCCATTCCATTTCAACACGGATCCATTTTGTACACCCCATGCGCCATTTAGGTCGCTAAGGCTTAGGGTCTTGTCGCCGACCTTTGTGGAGTCAATAGCGTTAGCAGCAACCTTAATTGTAGTCACCGCCGATGTATCAATAGTCCACACCGAGCCGGAAGACGTAACATCAATATCGCCTTTATCTCCGTCTGTAATGCCGCCGCCACCTCCTCCACCGCCTGCATTGATACGCACCCACGCGCCCGAACGGTAGTAATACAGCGAATCGCAGCCGTTAATCACAAACAGACTTTGGCCTTTGCCGGGCGTGTATGCGGGCGATGTGCATCCGCTAATCGTTTGGATGCGTTCACCCGCAAGATTCCACGCGCCACCGTAGTAGGCGTAAAGGTCAAGATTCGCGGTATCAATCGCCCACGATGACCCTGAAGCCGACGGCGTGTGCGACGGCGTTGTGGCGGTGTAAGGGATGCCCGCCGTTTTGACAATTTGCGCCGATCCTGAAAGCGCGAAAAGAGAAAAGAGGATTGCTAATTTGTATCTCATGGCGTACCAATTTGTTTTATTATTCCGGCCGGAATCGAATCGTTGCCCGGCGCTACTATGTATAATTGTCCGTTTACAAGGCCATTTGCAATCGCCGTAGCGTCATCAACATACGGCCCAAACACTTGTATAAAGTTCGATCCGATCGGCGTTCCGATTTTCTTAATTGTTCCGGCCGGGATTGCGTCATTCCCAGCCGCGACCGTGTAAAGTTTCCCGGCCACCAGCCCGTCCGCTATTGCAGCGTCATCATCAACGTAGGGGCCGTACACCTGAATAAAGTTAACCCCGGAAGGTATCACCAGTTCACCGTCATAACTTCCGACCGTACCCACCCGCTTCATTCTTACAGAGTAATCACACGACACTCGATACTCTCGCGGCTTTTCCTCAAATGCGTCTGTTTGTCCTTCGTAATCCACCCAGTCAATACTAATCAGTTCGCCACCCATCAGCACGTCGCCTCGGAAATAATCCAGCACGTCCCGCAAAATTTTCGCAATATTATTAGCCAGTGAGTAAGAATCTGCATAGCAGTCCACCTGCACCATAACAGCGTCCACGTCGCCGGGCCCGGTCTTTGTGGCGTTTGGCTGCACCATCACGATATTGATAGCCACGGCCGGAAGGCTGTACTGTATCGGGAAAATACCCGGGTAAACACGGTTTTGTAGTGCCGTGTTGGCGGTGGTATCATTTGCAATAATTGCCCGTATCGGCCCGGATATATTCATAATACAATTTTTAAAACGCCTTCAGGTATAGCGTCGTTACCTTTGTCCACTACATAAATATCACCCGCTTCAAGTCCGGCCAAAATCGCGGCCGCGTCATCCACGTATTTATTTAGCGTCCAAGATTTCCACCGCGAATCCCCGGCATCCCAAATTAGCAGGTCTTTGTCGGCCGCGCCACCTGGCAACTTAAACGCGCTCAATAACGGCTTCTTCAGGATGAAAGACGATGCCGGATAATCCAGTAGCAGCGTCCCGGTAACATCGAGGCTTGTATCATTATCCTGACTGGTAGCCGATATTGTCAAATCCTCAAAGAAACCCTTGATCGGGTGCACAATTGTCACAACATCACCGTCCACAAAGTCCCCAAACACCAGCGTCTGCTCAATGTCTATCGTGGTCTTAACGCCCGCTGTGATCTCGCCGTCAGTAGTGGCATAGGCCACCGGGCGCAAGATAGACGCCGACGGGCTGCCTATGTTTTCCGTTTGCGGTCCGCCCCCTGCTCCTGCATTACCCGAAGGTACGTTATCCTGCGAAGGGTCGGGTGCTGTATAGGTGTATTTTTTTCTCTTAATAGGCGTGACCGGTACGCCTTCCGCGCCATAGTGCAATTCAAACCACGTCCCGGTCAATTCGTCGCGCGATGCGTTGAAGGTACCACCCATTAGCAGGTAGCGCGTCGAATGAATTTTAAACGGCTTTTTCAGGTCGAACCCACCCGTAAGAGTGCCGTTCATTCGTTTGATCGGCTTGTTTTGGCCTTTGAAAGTGTATTCCGAAAGGATGGTTAGTATCGCTTTATTCCGGGTTGCATTCCCTACGCCCCAGTTTTGTGTATTGGTTAGCGAGGTAGAGGATGCGCCTGTTTTGAGGCGGCCTATTGAATTAGGGTTGACATAGTAATCGCCGATCAATGTCGTGATTATCGCGTTTGCCGTGTTGGTTGCGCTTTCGGTTGAATCGGTAAAATACAATACCTCGTCATCGTTTAGCGAAGGTTGGCCAAAGGATAGTATTTCGAGCCACGCATTGTCGAAATCCCATGAAAGGGTAAAATCGCCCAAAAATAGGTTTTGTTCCGTTCCTGAACCATCAAAAGTTTTTACCCCTACTAAGTCCATTGAAAACTCGGATTCGGCTGATGCGGCTCCAGCGGTAAGCGGCGGCGAAGTCCAATTTATCGGGATGGTATAGTTAAGCGTTTGCCCGGTGGTCGGTCGCGGCCATGCCGATAAAATGTAAGATATTCGGCTTCCGCTTCCGGTTTCCCATGAGGCGTTTGAATACGACCAGTTGTAGAATTGTATCTGGTACTGCCTAAGCGCGTACTTTGTCCCGACCTTTACTTTGATCTCAAAAATGAAAAGCAGTTGTTGCGCCGAACCCGTGTAGTCATCATTTGTGACTGTCAGGTTTATGTTGCCCGTCAGCCTTAATGTGGTTTGTCCGCCGTTAGTTTCGACGGGCTGATAAATTGTTAGGGTTTTATTGGTATTGCTAATTTGCGCCCCACCTATTAGATTAGTGCGGTTGTTTACCTCGTGAATTATCCGGGCATGGCGCAATGGCGGAAGGTAATCGTATTGTACAAGTGTAAGCCGTGCGCCGTTTGTGGTCTGGTTTATATCGTTCGCGCCGTTTATTGTTGAATTACTGAGATACGATCCGGCTTTGCTGTATCGCCGCGATTCGACATTAGTAGAGGTCCGGTATGTGATCTGATCCACAAAATAAGCGCCGTCAACGTGATATATCCGGCAACCGAAGGTCGTGCAGATATTGTTAATAACATCCCAACAAGACTTGTATTCGCGCTCTCCTTTCGTCTTAAAATCGTAAAACGTAGCGTGATCCAGCCACGACAAATAGAGCGGGTCGTTTGCCTTTGAACTGGTCATACCGCTTTCCCACCAGTCCACCGACGTGATTAACAGCGTGTCCGTGCTGTTGTAGTGGCGGTCTATGTGGCTAAGTTTGGTTATCGCGTTTGTAAGGTGTGTAATCAAACGCGCATCACCAAAGTACGGGTCGCCGTCATCATTGTATGGAATATTTTTCAGCGCTGCCAGTCCGTCCGTTGCCTTGAGTGTGAACAGGTACGGGTACTGTATATCCTCATAGATAGAAATATCCGGCATAACCCGGCCTATCCATTGCCTTGCAAACCCTTCGCCACGGGTGATGTAAACCGTGAAGCGCCCTTCCTGACTGGATGCCAGTTCGTGAATAATGTTTTCGCTTGTTTCCCCGGTAATCAATATACTAATTTCAGCCTCCGATCCAATCACCGCCGAATACCGTTCTCCGTTCTCATTTCCGTACCTTATCGAAATGCCCGGCTCTGCTAATTCGATTTCCACCGAATCGCCAGCGTGGTCACTATCCCAAATTTCCACGTCGAAGCGCGAACCCCGGAGATTGTAAAAAGTACTATGAAAACGTTTTGCCATTATCTGAACCTGTTACGCTGTTTTTCTGTCCGTTCAAGAAGCACCAGTAAATCATTTCCGCTGATGCGTGTTTGTAGTTCCATGCCGCCGGAAGGCTCGATAAGGTTTTTTAGTTTAGATAGCGGCGCTATTACTTCCGGGTTTGTGGATGCGCCGGGGTATTCGCCGACAAGACCCAGGGTCGGGCCATACACTACGCCACCGTCTGCGAATTTAGCAGCACCAACCACGCGCTTAAATGCGGCGGCGGCTATAACACCAGCGCCCGCTGCGATTGGTATGGCAGCTGGGCCGAGCGCTGCAATTGCCGGATTTTTGGCGGTGTTGGCAATCATTTGCGCCACGAACTGCTGTACCAACTTTCCAATAACATCTCCAATCGCTTCGACCGCTGCGTTCTTAAATGCAGCCCAGCCGTCGGTTGCGTCGCCTAACCCGCTCGCAATCGCATTTGATATACCGGTAATTGTATCCCCAAGAAGGGAAAATCCATTTATACTCGTGATAACCTCATTATCAATTATCTCAAAAAGTAAGCCCGTCTTTTGCGCAAAATCGGTCATCGTTTGGATGTTCTTTTGCACGGGGTCAAGAAGAGACGCCATACCAAACGCCGCTTGCGCCGACTTATCTCGGATATTATCCAGCCCCTTTTCAATCTGCTTTAACCCGCTACCACCCTCAACCGCCCCCGGCGTCTGTATAGTTGGTAGCGTCGCGAAGTCCTGAAACTGCGCACGCGAACGGCGTAGGGCTTCTAAGTCTATTGGTGGCGCGGCGGTGGGTCGTGGCGCTTTTGGGGTTTTATCGTCATCCTTTGGGCGATCGCCCAATACATCGTTTAGGGTCTGATTTTCATCAATTACCTTTTTAAGGGTTGCTATTTGCGCCTCATAGGCGGCTTTGGCGTCTTTTGCGTTTTCGGTTACCTGCTTAGCGCCTTTGGCAACTATACCCTGCACAACCCCAAGCGACTTCATAGGATTAAGTACGGACTTTGCAGCCGCTTCCAATCCAAGCAATCCCACCTGTATGGGCGTTAATTCCGCTTCCTCTTTCAGGTCGGCCATTGCCACCTGCAGCTCTGCTATTTTATCCGTGGCCGCCTTGACCGTCGCCACGCGTATCAATTCGTCACGGTAGCCCTCGAGCGCTTTTGTCAGGTTTTCGGTAGTGACTTTTGCGGCGTCAAGTCCGCCGAAATACTTTGGGCTGATCTCTTGCAGCCGCTTAATTATCCGCTCTTTATCCTCTTGCGTGGCGTTTTCCTTATTGAATGCGTCAATAAGTTGCTCAACCTGCAATACCTGTCCGGCCGCCTGTTCTTTGGCGGTCTTTTGAATATCGGCTAACAACTTTGCTTTTTGCGCCGCCTCGTCACTTGCGGACGCATAGGTAGCGACGGCGGCTGCGAGCGCCAGGAACACCCCGATAGCCACGCCAATGATGGTGGTCTTTGTAGCCAAATCCAGCGCCTTAAACGCTGCGATAAGCCTGCTAACACCCGTTGCGCCGCCTGCCAGCGCATTGCGTAGTTCAAGGTTAGCGAATCGGACAAATTGCGCCATTGCAAGCTGGGTCTGTACAAATGTAGTTGCGAGTGCGCCGCCTAATCGAATAGCCGGGCCGAGTGCAACACCAAAAGCGGCAACGGCGAAAATAGCGCGTTGGGTTTCGGGTGTAAGGTTTGCGAAGGCGTCTGCTATTTTTTCTAAAAATGTAGCAAATTTATCGATCCCGCCCTGAATATTAAACGCCTTATTTAGCGCATCTCCAATCCTTGCGGCGGCGGCCTGAATTGATACCTGCGCATTTGTTATACTATTAGCAATACCGCCCGCAACTCTTGGGGCTTTTGCTAATTCCTGGGTCAATCTTACAACTAATTCTTCTGCGCTAATATTAAGCGCCCTTAAGCCCTCTGCATCAGCCGTGCCAAATGCGCTTACCATCGCACGGCTTATTGAAGGCATATTTTCTTTAAGGATTTTTAAATCCTCGTTTAAAATTTTGCCTTTGCCGATTATCTGGGATATTTGAGTGGTAACGCTATTTAGGTTGTCGGCTGTGCCACCAGCCGCCGCAACGCCGTTAGCGAATTGGGCAATAGTTTCTCTGGCTTGATCTGCTGACAAACCTACCGCTTGAAGCCTTAAAGAGCCTTTTACGGCCTGTTCAAAGTCAATCCCCGGCGCTCTTGCAACTTCTCGCAATTTCTCCAATTCCATGCGAGCCTCTGCGATAGAATACCCGGCACCCGCCATTGTAGCCTCTAACCCTAACTTCAACTTTTCAAATTGCCCAGCTGCCTGCACCGCACCAGCACCAATAGCCAACAATGGAGCAGTTACCCCCAATGTCAGCGTATTGCCGATAGACGCCATTCGATCAGACGCCTGTTGCAGCGAATTGGTCGCCTTGTTAAGTTCACGATTGAACTCACGGGTCGAAAGCCTTAGCGCTACGTTTAAATCAGTTAGTGCCATCTTTTTGCCGTTTAATTTGCTGCTCTATCGCTGCGTCCATCGCTGAAAGCATCGGTGCGGCGGCGTTTATATCAATCTCTGTGAACTCAACAACTGTATCCCACGGAAGCGGCCAAAATTTGCGCATGTTTGGCACGGGCTTGAATTTTCCGGCGTTCGCCGCATAAAATGCAATCACCCGGGTAAATTCCGCTTGCGTCCTTTCTTCTGCTTTTTTGGCTTGTATTCGAGCGTGAAGAAAAGCGGGCGTAGTCCTCCAAAATTCCGTCTCACTCATTCCGGCGTAAGCGGCGGCGGCTATCAGCTTTTGCCAATAGCCGCCTTGCTCTTTTTTTCGCCTTGTTCAACTTCGGGCTCGTCACTCGCTGGAATACTAAACGCGTCGTTCATTATGCGTGCAAACTTCTCGGCGGCTGTCGGGCTTTCTGCTACCCATGCGGCAACATCACGCGGCCGGAAGTCCACAACACCGCCACGTTCACGAATTGGAACTGCCAGCGCCGTGTACATCAAGTCCACGATCTTCACAAGGCTGTTGCCTGTTACGATGTGGTTGATGTCCTCATGTAGTGGCCGCCCGGTCGTAACCTCGTAATCGTAAGCCAGCCCCATGTCAACCTGTACGGCGCGTTCTTTGCCGCCGATAAAAAGTGTTACCTGCATATTTTGTCTGTTAAGTTTAAGAAGTCGCGAACTCGGTCAACGCGCCCGATCCCTGAATGGAGAAAGAGAACGTTGAATCTTCGTTATCCGGCGTGTCGGCCGAAAGCGAAGTGATGAAGCCAACACCCGAGTAGCCTTTGTCACCAGAAACTGTTGACTGGAAAGCGAGCGTTAACTGGCTTCCGTTTTTCCAAGCGGTGTAAAGGGCGCTAAAGCCTTTTGTGGCGTCGAAAGCAAGTTTGGCTTCGCCGCCCATTGTCCACGATGTGCGGCCGGCCAAAAAGGCGGCGGCGTTACCCACCGTATCTTTGCAGGTGGATTCGCGCGGCTCCATCGTCATTTCGAGCGTGCTGTTGGTTTGGCATGTGACGGCCGTGCTGTCAACGTATATTTTAATGAGACGGCCGTTAACGGTTCCAGTTGTAGGCATGGCAAAAACTGTTTTTTAAATTAGAGTTGGCCGTTTCCGGCTGTTTGTTTTTGGCCTGTCGTGTCCATGATCGGGTGCGTACATTGTCCGTACAATTCCGCGTTCTTTAATTTGCATGCCGTGTCCTGCGGCACCCAAACTGCGATTCCTGCATCCAGTAATTCCTGTGCGTTGTTGAAGTCGCCAACCGCGCCCGCCGGGATGCCTTTATATTCTTTGAGAAGTTTTAGTCTCATAATGTTTTCAATCTTTGAATCAATCGCTTTTCGATAATCCTGTATGCTGTCTGTCTTGCAGCCGCCGCGCCTTTCGCCCGTATCCTTTGCGGTCGTATCCCCCTCGCCGGTGCGCCTCGGTCAACAAAGCGAAAATAATACCCATCCACTCGAGCGCCCGAAAACTTACCACGACTTCCGCTCAACTTCGGCCCTACTATTGCGCCCGGCACTTTTCTAAGGTCAAGATTCAGTATTGATCTTCGGAGATTGCCCGGGTAATATTCTGCTATCTTTTGTCCGTTTGAATACCTGTAATGCCGCCTGTTATACACGGGTGTTTTTTCGGCTATCTTTTTTGCGGTAAACTCGGCGGCTGGCTTTACGATCTTTTGTGCGTCCTTTTGAATGTCCGTACTCCATCGCTCGAGCTGCTGAACAAGCGCTTTTGCTTCTTCATTGAACTTTTTAACGTCTATACTTATTCCGCGCGCCATTATTTCCGCAACATGCAAATTAACTTAGTAAATCGCTTCCTGCCTTCGTGCGATATATTCTCAATATCATACGCATCGCCCGCATAGAATATTCGGTCTTTTGACGTAACGTTCGCACGGTAACGAACGGTGAATATTACGGGGCGATATTCTTTTATTGTTTTGCCGTTCACGTCCTCATTTTGTCCGGTCGTACTATACTCTACGTTTGCGTACAATGTAACGAGCGGTGACCATGCGGGTATTTGTTCGCCGTACACCGTAGTACTGTACGTTGGCGTCTGTATCTCAATAATTTGATCAAGATGGCCGATGCGTGTTTTTTTCGCGCTTAGGTTATCCATCAAGTCATTGTTTTTTCGTTGTGCAGAATCAGATTAAACGAGCGGACGCGCGGATCGTTGCTGCCTGAAATTGGCATATCCTCTCGATTTTCGTACAAGAATGCCAGTAGCAGGCAAATAGCGGTTTTGAACGTGTCCGGTACGTTTGAAGCCGTCGCGTATCCGGTAGAATATTCGATCGAAACAGCGTTCGGGTAACTTCCTGTTGTAGGCCATGCTTTGTCCGGGTTAATCCAGATGCGCGGTGCTTTACTTACAATGTCCGCCGAATAATCCGCCGAAGAAACGGTTTGTTCTGTTCCGGTTTCGTCTTTGTACTTTACGGCGCTTATACTGTTCGCCGGAAAAGAAAGTTCGATCTGATACGGCGGGAATCCGTCAAAATATTCGCGTACCGTTTGGGTAAGTAGTAATTGTCCGGTGTATTGTTCGGCTTTGCGTCGCGCCGCACTGATTAGGCTTTCGATCAGCGCGTCCTCGGCACTATCGTCCACCTTTAGCCATGCCTTAGCCTCGGATAAGGTTATCGGCTCATCGCTTGGTCCGCTTACTGATTCCCACGTCACGCTTTTCGATTTTAGGCGTTAACTTTTCCGGTGTTTCGTATTGGCTGGGTTGCGCCGGGTCGTCGGCTATCAATTCGACGATCCCGGCGTCAACCAACCTTTGCTTATGAGAATCCTGAACAACTCCAACTTCTCCGAAATTGTAGGCGTATCCATAAGCCACGCCAGATTTTTTAAATCTGACAAGTGGCATTAGGACGGATACAATTCATCACACTTACAGAACGAAGCGGCATTGCGGATAGCGTGGTCAAACCATGCGTTCACAATCACTTCAACCGTGGCTTCTTTGCCTTTTGTGTACGGGTTGATGAGGATGTCCACGCCGCCGAATTGGCCGATCAGCAAGTCCGCCCAGTTGCCAAACACACCGCCATGCAGAACGCTCGTATAAGCGCCCTTGGTAAGGTTCTTTGGCAGCAAGTTTGACGCGTAGGCTTGGTAGCCATTCACGCTTGCGTTGACATTCGGGCCTTCCCAAATGAAGCCGTTTCCGGCCACGTCGCGCTTGGTGGTTTTCAGTTTGCCAGCCACTTGCGGCGTGAACAGGTAACCGAGGCGACCCATGTCGGCATTGTCGGCCGCCACTTCGCTTTCAAACTTCACCACCAGTTCCCATGTCAGGTCGCCGCCGTTCGTGCCGATGGTGATGTCGTTTACGTTTGCGAGGTTGAAGATACCCGTGTTGTCCGAGTTCGTGAAGCACTCTTCTTCCAGTTTGCGGAAAAGCGCTTCGTTCAGGCGGTTGCGGACAAAGTTCTCCATGTCAATGTTCGATTGCAAGATAACCTGCTTCGAAACATCCACGAAGGCTGTGTAACGAACCGGGCGCAACTGCACCTGGTCGAACGTCGGGCTGGTTTCGTCGGCGGTTGCTACCTCCGTTTTGCGACCAACAGCAGCAGCGGCGTCATTGCGCGGGAAGTCCACGTTTCCGGTCAATCCGGTGAGGTAGGTAGCGCCCAATTGGCGAACCGTAAAACGCGGATCGAGGAACGGGATCAGTTCGCCGATCTCGGTCTGCACCGTGAATCCGCCCGCCGTTGTGGTACCTGCAAGCATGTCGCGCTTTTCGATGGTGCGCTGGTTGGCCACCATGAAGGCTGGCAGGGTAATTGAACCCGTGCCGTAATCGGTAATCCCGGCTTTGCGCGCCTCCATTTTGCCGTGCTGGTCAATTTCGGCCGAAAGGCCTGTGAGGTTTTTGCCATATGCGGCGTCGCGCACGGCGTCAAACAGGCTGAAGCGTTGCGCCATGCGCTCTTCGCTGTCGCCCCGGTTTTCGCTTTTGATGATGTTCACGGTCATCGGGTTTGTGGCGGTTGTGGTTTCCGTGCGCTGCTCCTGTCCGGTCTTGTAGGTACTGGTTGCCAGCTCCAGCGCCTCAAATTCGGCGAATCGGCGTTCGGCCTCTTGGCTGGTTTTGAGTTGAGATTTTGCGGCTTCAAGGGCTGCTTGATCAGCCTCGCCCCATTGCCCGGATTCGGCCTTAGCCCGCAGATTTTCGATCTGCTGTGCGGCTGCCGCTGCGCTTTGCTGCGCTTCGAGTTTGTTTTTCATAATGAGAATAAATTTATTGGCACGAGGCTAAAATACAGTCGATTTCAGCCAGTTTAGATTTCATGTCAGATTCCTGTATCCGCTTTTTGTATTCATCCAGTGAGCGTTGCGCCGCTGTGGTATCCGGGTTGGCCGGAAATGTCACGGGCGACGCATCGAATACGCGCTTAACCTTCGTAATTGTCCGGTAATCTTTGCCGTCTTTGCGCGTCCATTCGGCGGGCGGGTTTTCATAATCGTATTCCAGTTGAAAGCCCCAGGATGATTGAGTAATATCGCCGCGCTCCAAAGCCACCCGCACGTTTTCTCCGTTGGGGGAATCAGGTAATTCAGCCTCATAAAAAAGCCCGGTTTTGTCAATGGCTATCCGCGCTGTTCCCGCACTTGTGCGGCCTAAAATTAAATTAGGGTCGTGATTGAACAGGATGCGAACGTCCGACATATCCGCTTCGTCAAGTGCGCCCGCCGCTATTTCTTCTGTGAAGAAGCCCATATCGTAAGGCACGCCGAATTTCAGCGCATAGCCGCGAAGCATCTTTTTCCCGTCTTTTGCCCGGATTTCAAAATCCGAATTGATGTACCTGCGTTCAATCATTTTCGGTCATTTGTGGCGATGCCGCCGGTTGATCTTCTGTATCCGGTTCTTCTACGTCCGGCTCTTCTACATCCACACCTTCCGCCTGCTCAATTTTGCCCTCTAACAATTCAGAAAGCATCCCGACGGGAGCCATGTTCTGCTGGATATATCGTTCGTTGCCGTCCGCCATTGTTGGCAGGTTTAATCGTTGCCGCCACTCGTTTTGGGTCATTATCCCATTCTGAATTGTTGAGGCTATCAGTTGCGCCGTGCTTTGGCTGTCACCCATCCGCACGAATGTATAATCAAATTGCACGAATGCCCGGCGTTTTTCGCGCTCCAGCCGGGTGAATAGTTTGTAGTTGAACTCCTGCTCAATCTTTTGTGTCCACGTTGGCAGGCAGTGCGCATAAAAATCGTTTTCCTGCTGCTCAATATTTGAGTACGTCGAACGGTCAAGGCTGGAAAGCATGTGCAGCGGAATCTTGAAAATCCGGCTACAATCCTCTACGCTCAAATTTCGGAAGTCCACCAGCGCGGCCTCTTGCGGCCCCATACTGATTTTCTCGTACTTTACCCCGGAATCCAGTACCATCACCTTGCCCGCATTGTCCGAACCGGAATGGTCGCGGGCAAACTTTTCCTGCACCCGGTCGCGCTGCTCCTTTGTGAGTGATTGCGGAAAGATAATAGCCCCGGCGACGGCCGCCCCGTTTTCAAAGAATTGCTTTGTGTAGGCTTGCGCGGATAGCGCCGCCCCTAATCCGTCTTTGTGGGTAAGGGTTAAGCGTTCCCCCTTAATGCCGTTGAACGATACCCCCTTGATATGTATAACCTCATAATCCTGAAGCGTCGCGACAATTTGCAAGCCCCCAAAAACCGTGGCGGGTGCCGGGTTGCCCCAAACATGGTAAAGCATCGCCCCGGATTGCGTCAACTCAATACTGACAATATCCCGGGGCAATACCTCGAGCGCGTAAGGTGCGCCGGATGTGTCAAAGTGGATTCGCGCGTATCCGTCGCCCAAAAGCGCGTTCGAGATCAGCGCCGACAAAAAATCAAACTTTGAATAATACCGATGCGGCCGATCAGCGATAAGGTATTGCAGCGGGTGGTTAGGCGTCTTAATGTTGCCTTCCGGCGTGCGCCTGTAAACATCCAGCGGCAACATAGCAACCCCTTCTGATATATAACGGATTGCAGACCATACCGGGCTAAGCCCCAAAATATTTTTGTCAGTCGCCCGGGTATTGGTCACGGGCGACATTCGCGCTTGCTCTATCAGATAGTTTTGGCCGGTAAATCCCCCCGCCGTGCGATTTTCGGTCGCGGGCGTGCGTTTGAAGGAAATATCGTAGCCAAATATCCGCAATAGTATATTTTTTGCAAAAGTGCGCACCCTCCAATTAACGCGCGGTAAATAAAAAAGCCCGCCAACTTTCGTCAACGGGCTGCAATACCAACTACACAAAAAAAAATCTAAGGCTTTACTAATTTCAAAAGCAGGTGCCTGTTTAGTTCACCCCGCCTGTATCGCGAGAATGCCACCTGAAAGGACTGGTAGGTCATATACCTATTAAACCCACCTGAAAACTTTTCCAAATCGCGCTCCGTCTTTTTCCATGCCTCTCGCGGCGTGCAGCCGGACGCAAGGTGTTTGCCGTAAGCCCCGAAGTAGTCAGCGTTTTTCAGCATGGCGTTTTCTTATTGGCAAAGAGAAGCATAGCGCACGCACGCCTGCTCGTAAAGGTCGTGATCTTTTACAACCTTTTGCCTTGATGCGTGCCACGCGTCATGGATCACCGATTCGGTAAAATCAAAGTCTGGCAAACAGGTTTCCCACCCCGGCTTTCCTGCGTAATTGGTAACACATGCGCCGCCACCCATTGTCGCCTCCAGCCATGCGATGTTGGATTTCCCGTCATTGAATACGGAAGGTAAAAGCGGCTTCCACATCAGATTGATACCCGCGTTTTTGACATAATCAAGGTACTTGACAATACTTGTACCCTTCTCCACCTTG